CAGGTTGCCCTGAGCCCATTTGATCGTCTGGAATGCCACGCCGCTCGGATGCGCGCCGGCGAACGGGCGCAGCGGGTAGCTGCCGACCAAGGGCGTGCCCTGATCAACCAGCTGGCCGTCCTCCATCGGCCAGTAGGCCGCCGGGCTGGTGGTGGGGATGTACCGGGTCGGGGCGGACCGGGGCGCCTGTCTCCCCTGTTCCAGCCGCCGCAGGATCCCCGAGGTGGTGACGCGCATCGCTGAGGCGGTCGTGCCGTCGCCCAGGGGGATGTACGTGGGCTGCCACGAGTCCGCATATCCGGGCAGCAGATCCACCCGGGCGGCGTAGGACGCGTGCGACACAACCACCGGAAGGGGGTTGGTCGCCCCGGCTACCAGCCACGACTGCAGGCCAGTCGCGCCCGCCGCAGCGATGCTGGAGTCCGTCGTCTGCAGGTGCCAACCGGACGGCTCGGTGGTGGCCGCCGGCCACACCTTCACGGCCAGGTGATCACCGGACACGGCGGCCCGGACGCGCAGGTAGTCCCCGGCGGTGTACGCCAGGTCGGGGACCGGGTCGAGTGCCGCCAGCTCGATCAGCTGGCCGCCGACGCTTTTGGTGATCTTCAGCTGCACATCCGCACTGTCAGCGTCGAACTCGACGCGTAGCCAGTAGTGGTCGCCCGAGTCCTGGTATCTGGCCAGCACGCCGGTCACCAGGGCCGCACCGGTCAGCATCGCCGATGTGGCCACGTCGACCACCTGCTCGACGTCCACCAGCGTGGTGGCCAGCACGGTACGGCGCAAATGGTTGACCGTGGTGTGCGAGTGGGTAGCGACCCCCGCGGACACCGAGTAGTCCGACGGGGCCCCGCCGGATGCGGTCCACGCCTGCCCGGAGTCGGCCGTACCCCACCCGTCCGACACGGTGCGGGCGAACCCATCCTCGGCCCGGCGCAGGCGGATCCGCACCGGCACGCCCAGGTCCACATACGGCCAGTACGGGCTGGCCGGATGCAGCGGCGACAGTGCTCCGTCGTCGGAGAGCAGCGTCACCGTCGCCGTACCTGGCGACACCTGAGCGGCGCCGGACGACCGGCCGGCACGCATGGTGATCTGCTGGCCCTGCAGACGGTCGGTCAGATCCGTCCACACCCAGTCGCCCGGGTCGGCGCCCAGGTCGGCGCCGAAAGCGGCTTCCACCTCGATAGGCAGGTCGACGTCGTCAGGCCACATCAGACGCTCCCCAGCGCGACGTCAGGAGATCCCTGGTAGTAGACGCGGATGTGGTCGCGTATCCCTCTCACCACCGAGTCACCGTCACCGACCCACTCGGCGACCAGCCGGGCCGGCTGCGGGGTGGCCGTGGCGGCGTACCCGACACTCGGCGGCAGTACGGCATCTGAGGCGAACGCGCTGGCCAGATCAGCGGCAGCACGCTCGGCGGTACCGAGATTCGACGTCACCCCACCGGCGAGCAAATCCACGATCGACCGGCCGGAGTAGAACGGGTTACCGCGGCCCGACAGCGGACCCTCTTTCGCCGGCGAGAACGGCAGGTGGTTCCGGATGATCCCGGCCAGGGCCGACGCCACACCGGTCAGCCGGCCGAACATCGACCGCAGACCGTCAATCAGACCCTGCACCACATTCCGGCCGGCCTGATACAGCAGCCGACCCGTGTTACCCAGCGCCGACCGGATCCGACCGGGCAAGCCCTGCATTGTCGACACCACCGACCGGGCACGCTCCGACACGCCGGCACGTAGCCGGCTGAAATGCCCCAGCGCGGTGCTGATCGGCCCGCCCAGCGCGCTCAGTGCCCCACGTGCCCGGTCGACCGCCGACCCCACGGCGCCCGCGACCAGGGAAAACGCGGCGGACACCTTTTCCCGCCAGTTGCTGATGGTCTCGCCCCAGTCCTCCACCCGATCTATCCAGCCGTCGACCCGGTTCATGAAGTCGATCGTCTTGGGAATCCACTCCGTCGTCGCCTCCACGACGAAATCCTGGATCTTGTCGATGAAGTCCTTCAGCTTCTGCTGGTTCTCCGGGTCACCCAGCCAGTCCTTGATTTCCTGCAGCATCCCCTTGACGCCGCCGAGAAAGCTGTCCGACACCTGCTTCGAGGAGGGAAACAAGATCTCGATGATGTCGCCGATGATCCCGACGACCAGCCCGCCGATGTCCCAGATGTCCCGCAGCGCCTGAGCAGCGTCTCGCATGAACTGGTCGAGGGCGCCGGACTTGTCGGCGGCGGAAATCCAGGCAGAGAAGCGCTCGACGACACCGGCGACCATCTCCCCAACCTCTTTCAGGAAGGGAACGCTGGCCCGGGCCAGTTTGCCGAAGGCGGCGACAAGAGGGCCGGCAACAGCCTTCCCGACCCGCTCGAGAGCTTCACCGAAGCCCTTGAGCGCGGCCTGAATGTCGCGGATGAACTCCGGACGACCCAGGCTGGCTATCAGGGTTCGGCCGACCGTGTTGAGCCGACCCGCCAGATCGCCCAGCGATGTGCGTAGCGCCGGCATCCACTTCGTGGCCAGGTCTCGCACGGCATCACCGAACCCGGCCAGCAGCCGGTCCTGGACCGTCCGCCGGAGCTCGTCAAACCGCGGCTTCAAGTCGATCAATGTCCGCACCAGAGATCTGCCGTTGGCAGACAAATTGGCCATAGCTTCTGCGAACGCTTCGGCATCACCGGTGGCGTGCGCCTGCAGCGCATCGCCCAGGCCGCCCAGCCCCAGCTTGAGTGTGGCCACCACGCCGGTCAGCCCGGTGATACTGGTGGCTACCGCCCCTATGGCCCCTCCGGCCACCAGCACAACCGGGGCCAGGGCGACGAACCCGGTGGCTGCGGCAGCTGCCGCCCCGGCCGCTGCGATCAGCGCACCGGCGAGCAGGTTCAGGCCACCCGTCGCAGCCGTGGTCGCGGTGCCGGTGGTCGCCACGGTGCTCACCGCCGACGCCATGTTTGTGGCAAACCCCGACGCCAGTTGGCTGAGGCTCCTCGCGGCATCCGCGGCCAGCCCGGACAGCACGGCCGTCGCACCGTCTACAGCCCGGCCGAGCATCGACTGCAGCCGGTCCCGGTCGACATCCACGTCGAGCGTCACCGTCGGTGCGGTCCGCTCGGCCGCCTGGACTGCCTGCCGCACCTCGCGTGCCGTCTCCCGCCGGTCCACCTCGGCCTGTACCGGCAGGGTCACCGGCCGGCGCAGCCCCGACGTGTCGATGGCGTCCTTCGCGAGGACCGGCTCGACGGGCAGTCTGACTCGGGTGTCGCCGAGCTGCTCGGCGATCATCTTGTCCAGGCTGCTGTCCGCGACCTCCTTGGCAATGGCCTTCTGGAGGTTACGGACGAAACCCTTCGCCGACGGGATGATCGCCACGTATGCGGTGCCCACCTCCACCGAGGTGGCAGTAGCGTCAGGCACGACGATCACCCCCCGTCTCGATCAGGCCGAGCCGCTGCAGGCGGCCCACGTACTCCCGGCGGCGCATCTCCGCCCGCGGGTCGGGCCGTCGGATCGGCAGGGGCCGGCGGCCCCTGCCGCCGCTGCGCTGCCAGTTGGCGCCGGCCAGCAGGTCCACCACCAGCGCCAAAAGATGGTCGGTGGTGGACCATCGGGCGGCGTCGCCGCTGATGGCCACCCCCAGTGGCGAGTCGGGTGGCAGATGCCGGATCAGCACCAGCAGCCGGCGAGGACTCAGCTCGCCGGTGAAGAGCCCACCGACGCTGAGGCCATAGTGGTGCTGGAGGGCGGCGTCGACGGCCCCGCCGTACTCCCGGAGGAGGCGGGCGAGGCCTGCGATTCCCCCTCGGCCAGCCCGGCGTGGGCTGCCCACCGGCGGAACAGGATCGTCATGGCGGTGATCCCCTGGTGGAGGCGATCGAACTCCGTGGCCTGGTCCGAGTGGATGTCCGAGTGGATGGCGGTGTCGCCGTCATGCACGCAGCCGAACCCGGCGTGGAATGCCTCGCGGATCGCGCTGATATTGCCACTGTCGGCGCGCTCGATGACCCGCCAGTCAATCTCGGACATGTGCAGTAGCCGCCACTCGCGGCCCGAAAAGACGAACCGGAAAGGCTCCTTCGCAGCCTCGGCAGCTGCGGCGTCGAGGTCGAACACGTCACTCATGGGCGGGTGCTCCAGGTTGGGGTGCGGGCGGATTCCACAGATCGGTGGCGCGGTCGTGTACTGGGCTGCGTGGGCTCAGCCACATCATCTCCTTGTAGGCAGGGAAGCATCGGTGGGCTCCTGCTGACGGGCCCACCGGTGCGATCCGGGGGATGCAGCTGGGCTACGGGGCCGTTGCCATGTCCGGGTCCAGGTAGTAGCGGTAGGCGACCACACCGGCGTCATCCGGGTAGGCGTTCAGCGTCCACTGGTAAACAGTGATGCCACCCGAGGACCACACCACCTCGCCGCGATCGCCGATCTCCGCCTCTGGTAGGTACACCCGCTGAGCGCGGTTGGCGCCATCCATGCCGTGCAGCACCCAGCCGCGGATGTCCGTGGTCGGCGCCCTTTCCTCGACTTTCGCACCCTCCGTCGTGGCGGTAACGACGGAGCCAGCGTAGTTCAGACCGAGGGTGAACAAGCTGGTCTCGGCAGCAGCGAACGTGAAACTTTTACTGAACTGCCCCGGGATACGACGCACCAGCGTATTGCGCTGCCAGATGAAAACATCGGTTCTCTCTTGGTTGGTCGCCTCAGTTATCCCATCGGCGCTGATCGCTCCGACGGGTTTCCATAGCGCGTCCAGCGGGGTGCTGGCGTCAGTCGGCGCGGTAGGACTGTCACCCACCTCATGACTGGCGACCAACCCATCTGTGTACGCCCTGATGAGGTCGATGTCGACCGCCATGGTGGCTCCCTTCACATGGTGATGGCCCGGCGGTCGATCGCCGGGTAGTGAAACATGCGAGTTCAGGCGGCGCGACCGCGCATGCCGATCTCGACGGTGAGCTGGGAAATGGTTCGGGTGCTGTCCGCCGGATCGGGTACCGGCATGGGCCCGGCGACCGTCGCCACCCGGTAGCAGACCACCGGCACCGGCCAGCCGGGGATAGTCACCGACTGGCCGCGGATACCGTGTAGCAGCGCCCAGACCAGCTGGGCCAGGTCGGTGCGGTTCTTCTCGTCAGTAACTGCACCCGCGTCGTACCAGATTTGCGCCTGCAGGCGGGGCGAGTCGGCCACCATGTGCAGTTCCACCCCGCCGAGCCTGCGCAGCCGCACATACCGGGTCGGCGACACGCCTGGCACCAGTCTGGTGCCCACCGTCACCCCGGCCGCGTACGGCTCGGTGCGCTCGGCGAGCCGGGCGCGCAGCCACGTCACCGCCACCAGTTCGGCATCCGGGTACAGGGCAACCGGGTACATCAGGCGTCCCTGGCTGCGTCGATCGACGAGGTGAGGATGCCGTGCTTGGCCTCCACCGCCTGGCCAGCGGGGTGGTCGAGGATCACCCGCGCCCGGGCGCGCTCGGCCCCGGCCGTGACCGCCACCGTGACCGGCAGCGGCGTCCGGCCGGGCACGCCATCGACCCGAATACCGGCCGCCACGACCTGGTCGGCGACCGCCTGGGCGCGGGCCCGCAGCATCTCCTGCACGCCGTCCGACCGCAGCAGATCCCGCATTCCGCGCCGGTTCAGCTTCACCCGCGTCACCCTGATGGTCACGATCTACCCCTCCACCCGGTTGCAGTAGACGACCGTGCCGAACCTGGTTCCAGTGAACGGATTGGTCCAGTCGAACGGCTCGCCGACCACCTCGTACGCCCGGCCGCGAACCTCCAGCCGGTCTGTGGCCACCACGTCGACGCCGGACGGCATGATGACGATCAGGTCGGAGATGATGACGTCCCGGTCGCCGGTGAGATCCTCGGTCGAGCCGCCTTTCGAGCCCTGCGCCACCGCGCACTTCTCGTACGGCGTGCGTGTGGCAGCCGACCAGTCGCGGACTTGGTTGCCGTACTGGTCGACGGCCAGCGGGGCGCGGATGACGATGACCGTCTCGCCAGCCAGGAAGTTCACGGCGTCACCTCATACAGCGGGGTTCCGCCGGTCAGGTCCGCGCCACACGAGCAGTACGTCGCCCCGAAGTTGGTCGAGCAGATCAGCGCATGCTGACTGCCGCATCCCGGGGCGGTGTCGATCGCGAACGCCTTCGCGGGCCCTGCGTCGCGGCACAGCTCCTGCAGCGCCTCGATCTCGGACGGCCACAGGTTGAACCCGACCCGCTGCCGCGTGTCCGTGGTCACCGAGAAAGGACCCGCCGTCTGCTGCTGCCAGGATCCCGCCCCGGCCTCCGCCCAGCGTTTCACCGCGCCCAGCAGGATCAGCCGCGCCTCGGCGATCTGGTCTGCGGTTGGCGGCGGATCGGCGGATGCCAGACAGGGGGCGACCCGCGACGCCTTCGCGTTCGCGCCGGCGACCATCGCGTCGATCAGCTCCACGGATTGCACGTTCGTGGGCAGGTCCGTCACGTGGATGATCCCGCACATGCGGCACCC